TCCCCCCCTCCCCCCCCCGTGGGTGTCCCCCGTGTTGAGTTGGTTCGAACGGGTGTTCCATGTGGGTCTCATGGGGTGAGACTCATGGGCCCTAAGGGGTGACGTGTGTGGCTGGAGTCACCCCCCGTTGGGCCGGACCCGGGACGTTGGTCGCATGTCGTGCCTCACATTCTGCGTTGGTTGAAGGTTGTATGTTTCGCATTGTGGGATTACCTGTGGTGCATAGGCTGGTACATAGGGCCGAAGAGGGCTTATAAGTCACGTGTGCTTGACACGTGTCGGGTGGCAGGGTGGCGTGATTCCAGGGGAAAGTCATGGCCCCCTATGGTGGGAGCGTCAACTGCACACCCCCCTTCCTGATTGGAGACACACATGCACGCTCTCGACTCTCTGCTCTCTGCCCTCTCGTCCGCCTCGTCCGTCGTCCGGCGGGACGCATGGACGGTGACGCTGCCCCGGGTCGCCAGCCGGCTGACGGGTGAAGAGCGCGGCATCCTGGTCTGCGTCCTCATGGATCTGCGGCATGCGGCGATCGATGCGGCGATGGAGCGTGGCTGCCCGTCGCGTGAGGCTGCGCGGTCCAGGGATCTGACGGTGCGGTCGCTGGATGAGGCGCTGGCGCTGGTCGGCTGAGCGGCCGAGCAGGAAGGCCCCGGTCACCCGGTTGGGTGGCCGGGGCCTTTTGCATGTCTGCGACCGGGCCGCTGCCCCATCGTGTTGACACGCGTGATTCGGGGCTGGAGTGGTGGCCCTAGTACCTGGGTGCGAGACGGTGGCGCGGGGCGCTGTACGTGGCTGTGGTGCCTCCTGGCTGGGCGTGCTGACTGGCCGACGATGGATCGATGTGGCCGTGGGCGCGGGAGCCTTGCGTGTCGGGCTCCGGTGCCTCGTGCGGGGTTGAGGATCGGGTTCTCTGTACGGGAGCCCCACCCCTCCACATCTCACATGCTGAGATTTTTCCGATGTGAGTTTCTGGCGTTGTCCCGCGGGAAAGTGGCGATTCAGCCTGCGAGGCGCACACCGATTCCCTCGACTCGCTTGCCATCGGATAGCGGGTGAGTGCATGATTAAGCCATCGCCGGGGACGACGGCAAGCAAGATTGAGAACTACACAGAGCGACAGACCAAGGCCCGAAGGTGTCGGGCAAGCGGGACGGAGCGTCAAGCGGCGCGGCTGGACTGAGCGGAGCGAGACTCCGTGACACCGACGGGCACATGACGGGCGAGGAGCAGAGCCGCTGTGACGGCGACGCTCCTCCTCTCATGCGGTCCCATCACGGCCGTAGGGGATGGCGGCCATGGTGGGATCACATGGGAGAGACCCAGACGAGACAGGAGACAGCGATGGAGATCATCCGGGTAGTGCACGAGATGAAGTACGAGATCACGGACGAGGATCGCGAGGCGGCTGAGCGGAGCATCGATGTGGTGCGGCTCGGTCAGCGCACGGCATAGGCCCGGCACGGTGCGAGGCGGCGGTTCGATTCCCCGCCCGGGCACGACAGCACACACCACGCAGAAGGAGAGGGAAGCATGAGGACACAGTGGACGAGCCGAGTGGTCACCGACACGATCGGCGACGCCGGGACGATCATCCTGAACGACGAGAGCGCCGCCTTCGATGACCTGAAGACATGGATCCACGACTACTACGACGTTGACGATGCCGAGTGCCTGGCCGAACACCTCACCGCCTCGACACTGACCGCCGCGGCCCGCGAATACGCGATGGGCCTGTTCGGACTTGAGGCCGAGTTCGATGGCGAGTGGTCGGCAGAGCGCAGCGCTGAGGCGATCTATGAGCGCCTGGCGCGGGAGGGCGAGCCGGTGACGATGAGCCGGACGTCCGTGTCACTCGGGGCGGCAAGCCTGGCGCTGGGCGATGACCGCGGCGAGACCGGTGATGAGGCGTTGGCCGGGGCATGGTGGAGATGCGGCGATGAGGGTGAAGGTTGGATCACCGATGAGGCCGACGTCGAGATCGCAGCGGAGTACCTCTACGCCGCTGCGCACGAGAACTGAACACACACTTACGAGCGAGAGGATGAGGACGATGGAGACGACGATGATTGCAGATGCCGTAGAGGAAACACGCTCGGCGCTGGAGTGGACTGACGAGGCGTACGTGCTCGGAGGAGAGGTCGATTGCGGCTGGGATGACGACGACACGTGCGGGTGGCTGCACATGGGGCCCGTGTCGGTGGAGTGGCTGCGCGACCCGTACGGCGACGGGCAAGATGACTGGGCCGTGGTGAACGTGTCGGTTTCCGGTGAGCCGTTCAACGCAGACGGGTACCCGCACCTGGAAGACGCGGTCAAAGAGGCGGCGCACACGACGGCAGAGTGGCAGCACTACTGCGACGGCGAGATCAAGGACGCGGTCGTGGAGTGGCTCGATGACCGCTACGAGACCTATCACCTCGATGGGCCGCAGGACGAGCCCGACTCATGGACCGTCACGTGGCGCGATGTGTCGATTCAGGGCTACTACGACGATGACGGTGAGTTCGTGTGGTCGGTGAGCAATGGCGAGACGGGGGACTGCCTCGACGGCTCCGCCAGTAGCACCCCGGCTGACGTGCTCGCCGCGATCGAACAGATCGCCGCCGATCCGATGGAGGAGACCTGGATCGAGACGATTGACGACTGCCTGGCTGAGGACGAGTGGATCGTGCGCGTGTCGGACGACAGACTCACCGTATGGCGGCACGACCCTTCCTACGCGCAGAGCCGTAGGGCGACCTACGAGCACGTCGGGTTTAGTGAAGGTCGGATCGAGATGGAGTACCGGTTGCTGAGCGGCGCATGGAGGCCGTTTGACGAGCGCCTGCCAGAGGATGAGGCGGACGTGCATGCGATGGCACGTGAGGCGTACGAGTGGGTCAAGGCGGTGGCCGAGTGATGAGCACCATCGCCGGGTTCCTGTGGGGAGTTGCAGCATCCTTCGTCGCCGCCGCGATGATCCGCGTGCGCGACGAAGGTCGCCTCCGGAGCGAGGAGACTCTCCCTCTCGTCACCCTAGTAACGCTGCTACTGGGCGCGGGACTGGCTGCGGCACTGATCGGCAGCATGGCCTGACACGGGCCACGCACATACGGAGGACAGCATGACATTCATCGGATTGGTGTGGTTCACCATTGCGGCGGGCCTGCTTGTGGGAGTGAGGCGCCGCGCGTTCGCGGTGCACGTCGCGGACACGGTCGGCATCTCAGTGGTCGCCACGATCCTGTTGGTCGCTGGCGCCCTGGCACTGGGCGTGGGCGCGCGGGACGACGTGCGTGAGGCACAGACGCCGACGGCGGTGGAGGACGTGTCTCCGACGCCGATACTGCGGCAGGACCGTACGGGGACGGAGACGTCCCCGATCACGGTGGGGCCTGCCGACGAGCAGCATGACGACCGGGGGCGCGTCGATAGCGTGTTGACGCCGCACGGGTCCCCGGTTATGGCGACGCCGGATCGGAGTGCGGCGTGAGCGATGCCAGGAACTCCACGGAGCACAGTGGGTTGGCGGCGGGGGTAGCCCTGCTACTCCTCGCCGCCCTACTGGCCGCCATGTTTATTGGTGGCCTCACGCACGGGGGACGGGACTGTACTCCGTGCCCGACCATGACGCAGACGACTACGACAGGAGGAGACCAGTGAGCACGCTGAAGGAAAGATTGGAGCGGGTACTGCCCGACGATCAGCCGGTGTACCCGGGGCCACTCGGCTTGGGGGCGCGATGGACTGACGGCGATGGTGCGGTGTGCGCACTGTGGGCCAGGCGGGGGAGGGCCGTGGCGATCAATGACGTGCGTGGCCGGCTGACCGTGGCATCACGGCTGGAGATCGAGTCAACGCGCCTACTGGCATTGCAGGGACTCAGGACGATGGTGCGGGGCGCGAGGATGGCAGTGACCGACGGCGTACCACCGGACGGGGAGTTGTTCGATAGGCTCGGTGGTATCGGTGAGGTTGTGATGTACGGTGCCGGGCATGACGTGGCGTGGCCGCTCAGCCGGTGTTGGCTGGCCACTCGGTGGACGGAGTGCAACCGGGTGTACCAGGACGCCGCGAGGAGGCTCCAGTGAGTGTCATCAATCCGAGATTCGATTACTCGATCAAGCCCGTGTCGTTGGCGGAGTTGGAGTACCGGCGTGCCGTTGAGGTGCTGACCGGGATGGGATTCCCGCCCCAGTGGATTCAGGAGGACGAGCGCGGCCAGCCGGTCGGTGTCATAGCGGGCATGCCGGACATGCGCGTCGCGCGGGTGCGGGTACGGCCGGCGCTGGTAGTGGCAGAGTTTGAGACGGATGAGCATGACCGGTTCTCCTACACGGAGCCGGTGCTTCCACTGAACCATCGGTTCCGGGAGAATGCCCGCTCGTTCGCGGACGCGGTGTACAGGGAATCGCATCGTTTGAGCCGAATCCTTGTGGAGCGGCGCATGTGGGAACTCAATGAGATGTACACAATGAACAAGGCACACAATGAACAAGGTGAGACCTCAACAATGAACAAGGGAGGGTGTGAACAATGAACAAGCGTGATCTGCTCATGCGCGCGGCGGTCGCCTCGTTCGTCCGGGGCAAGGCGGCGCAGGAACTCCGAGACGTGAAGGCCGAGTTGGATTCGATCATGGAAGCGGGCGACCGCTCGTATGCGATGATCGATGACGGTGAGGTAGCGACGGTGTCGAAAGCGAGAGCGTCGTCGAAGCCGGTGGTTGTAGACGAGGCCGCCTTGTTGGAGTGGTGCAGGCGGAATCGTCCGGACGTTGTGCGGGAGATGGTGGCCCCGTGGTTCACGGCTGCCGGGTCTCTGGCCCGAGTGATCGAGGAGACGGGGGAGGTCCCGGACGGAGTGGACGTTGTTGAGAGCGACCCGGCGATCTCGGTGAGGGTCTCAACGAACCAGGGCGAGACTCTTGCGGAGGCCTTGCTTGCGGGGAAGGAGGACGTTCTCTACTTGGAGTCCCACCAATGAACAAGGGGAGGGTCACACAATGAACAAGTGGGACCCTCAACAATGAACAAGACACACAATGAACAAGGGAGGACGGCATGTTCAGGAGTTACAAGGATTATCTTGTTGTCGGTGTCAGCGACGGGCGCGTGTACACGACGACGGTGGACCACTTCCTCACGGATAGGGATGATCCGGAGAGCCTGGATACGAAGACGCGTGTTGCGGAGCGCATCAAGGAGGAGTACGACGACGCCCGCGTCTACGAGTCCATGCGAGTGGTCGTCCAACGAACAAAGCACCATGAGTGGAGGTGGACGGTGCAGGTCATGGTCGATGGGCGGTGGACTGAGAGGGACACGCTCCTGTATGGCGTCTACGTGACGACGCCGCTGCCGCCGTTCTACTCTCCGGAGCTTCGAGATCGCCTGGAGGGGATGATCTGCGAGATGTTGGGCATCACGCCCGAGTGGCTGAGTACTTCATTCATTGACTACCGGGGAGAGGATTCGTGATGGTGATCCATGATGTGATCGAGGCGCTCAAGGATGAGGCGGGGGGCGGGGCGCGCATCGTCGTGTCCCCCAATAAGGATGCCGCCGGGTACGTGACCCGGGAGGTCGGCCGGCAGGTCATGGTCAAGGTGACTGCCGATAAGGACCGGCTCTTCATTGAGCGGCAGGAGAAGTGGGGGGGTGACGGGTTCGAGCGTGTCGTGTCGGCGTCCGTGTGCGCACCGTTGACCCGCAACCTGATCAAGGCCCGCCTGTTTGATATCTGGGCGGCCGTCTGCTTGGCGGCCGGGCAGCACAGTTCTCAGGACAAGTGTTCTGGTCACCTGGTTGTATCGAACCATGAGGCGCGGGTGATGAAGCGGTTCCCGCTCTTCAGGTCAGCAACTAATGGGGCGGCAGTCCTCAGGTTGGAGGACTCGGCTGAGGCTCGCCGCATCCTGGCAATGAGAAAGGAGGAGGGGCAGTGAACCAGTTGTTCCCTGATTATATTGACCGGTACGTTGTGATCCGCAAGCAGTGGAGGGTGATGACGGGGTATGCGATCTTCGGGGCCGTGTGGACGGACCGGCTGAATGAGATCGCAGAGAGCGTTGGCGTTCCTACGCTTGATGAGCGTGATAGAGCAGGCCGGTTCGAGAACGAGGTCTTCAACGACATCATCAATCGGATCGGGTTCCCGGAGTTCCTGCGCAGGATTGGTGAGGATGATGACGTGGAGGTGTACGAGGACCTTCGCCTGGTTGTCCGCCCGGACGGCGAGGGCGGGTCGGAGTGGTCGTTCCAGGTCATGGACCACGGCTACTGGACGGACCCGGATGAGCAGAGCGCGCTGCGGAACCTGACCCGCGTCTCCAAGTTGAACCCGTCCACGGCCAGCCGGGAGGAACTGGCCCGCGAGGAGGAGGCCATGTTGCAGGGGGCCGGCGTCTACTGCGTGTCACCAACCATGGTTGACATGTGGAAGTGGTGATGACCGTGTTCCCTGAGAGTGCGGAGAATCCGCGGGCGTTCCATTCGGACTCGTCTACGGTGTACAGGTGGGAGCGGCTGGGCGGCGTCTTCTGGTTGTCTGTCAACGAGGCGGGCCAGTTCTTGAGTCTCATATTCAAGGACGAGCCGGTCGATGGGGGCTACCGGGCACAGATCTTCTGTAGGTACAACTACCCGTCTCGGGATATGGGATGGTTGGTGACCGGCATGGAGGACACTGTCAGGCTTCTACGCGGCTTGACGAACTGGACTGCCCCACTGACGGGGACTCCTTTCGGTGTTGTCGAGGTGACCGACCGGATCACCGGGGCCGAGGTCACGGCCCCGGTCTACCTCTCCATCGCCGGGGAAGCGACACTCACCCAGCAGGACTACGAGAACGTCCGCAGCATTCTGAGGAGGAGAATGAGATGACGGAGCACAAACCGACCGTGAACGAAGCATGGCTACAGGTCATGGGGGACGTGCAGGCGATCAGGAAGCAGCAGCGGAACACGAGGCAGGGCTTCTCGTTCCGGGGGATCGATGACGTGATGAACGCCGTCGGACCCGCACTGCGGAAGCACGGGGTCGCCGTCGTACCCGTGAGGGTGGACGAGGCGCACGAGCGGATCAGCCTGGCGTCCGGGAAGGGGGCGACCGAGGTTCGTGTGGGCGTCACCTACTCGATCATCGGCCCGGCCGGGGACCGTATTGACGGTTACTCGGTTGGCGAGTCCATGGACACGGGGGACAAGGCAACGGCTAAGGCTATGAGCGTCGCCTATAGGACCTTCCTGTTGCAGGCGTTGACGATTCCGACGGACGAGCCGGACCCTGATCTTGAGGTGCACGAGCAGGGGGCGCCGGACCCGGTGGAGATGGCCAGGGCGGCGTGCCGGGTGACGTTGGCGGACTTCTGCGACCGGCACGGTATCGACCAGAATCAGGCGGCGGAGGCGTACATGCAGGCCGGCGGGACGGCGGACCCGGAGCAGTTGCGCCGGTGGCTCGAGCACACCTACACGAAGCGATGAGACAGGAGGAGACTCATTGGGAGCATTGGAGGTTTGAATGTCTGACAAGGACGTGGTTCATGCGCACGCGCAGAGGGACTTCCGGCAGGCCCTTGAGTGCGAGCCGGAGGGGACGCTGCTCGTCCTGAACGAGAGGGGGGTCTACGTCATTCCCGTCGCGCACCGGGACACGCCGTTCCCGGAGGTTGTCGTTCGAGACGAGGCGGCCCTCATCGGCGGGCACCTTCCCCTGCACATCACCGTCTTCGATGGCGGCGAGGTCTCCGTGGAGAACGTCGCATCCGTGAGGGCGGACACCGACGGGCGCGTCAACGTCGCTGACACGCCGAAGGTCACCATCCTCTCAGCCGGCGGCGCCGCCGTCAGGAACTGTGGGGTAGTGGTCGCGAACAAAGGAATCTCGGTCGCAGCATACGACTGCGGTCAGGTCATTATTGAGGAGGAGACAGATGTCGCAGATGCCTGACGACTATGACGACGAGGATAACGAGGTCGTCAGCTGCTACACGACCAAGGAGTTCCGGGAGGCGGTAGAGAAGACCCCAGACGACACCATGATCTACCTGCGAGGGGAGGGGCAGTTCAGTGTCCCGAACGTTGATCGCCTCCCGCAGCACATCGTCGCGACCGATGAGGTCGTACTCCGTGGCGGACTCCCGGACCTGCATCTCAACGTGCACAGCAACGCGAAGGTCTTCCTCAATCAGGCCAAGTACGTGTGGGCTTCCACGCGAGGGGTGTGCAGTGTCAACAATGCGGACGCCGTGCATGTCTTGGATTCCACTGAATTGTTCGCCAGTGACTGCGGGGTCGTGCACGCAGGCGAGAGGTCGCAGGTTGAGACCTTCGCTTGCGGGAGGGTTCTCGCACTGGGGAGGGCGCGCGTCACCTTGCACGGGAAGAGTTACTGCATGGCGTTCGAGCGCGCGGACGTGGATGTGAATATCCACGCCGACTGCACGGTTGAGGCCCACGACTTCTCCCGGGTGCACGCAGCGGCCGGGCTGCGGCTTGCATATCGGAGTCCGAGCGCCATGGTTACCACCCCGCACGGAGAAGACGACACCCTCCCGTTCATCGGGAACACCGTTGAGGAGTGGGCTCACACCTACGACGCACCTATCGACCTCGGGAAGAACCGCCTGTACGTCTACAAGTATGTCGAGAGGAACGAGGAGACCGGGGACCTGGAGACTGGGCGCCTGCGGGGGAGTCCGGTACAGTGGAAGGTGGGGCGGCGCACCGAGTGCGCCGACTGGAACCACTCACGGGTGTCCTACCACGGGCTCCACTTCGCCTCGCACCCGGTACGGGCGGCCATGATGGTAGTCCGCTCGGGGGAGAGGCACATGCTCCGGTGTGCAATCCCCGTCGATAAGACTGTGATCATGGGCGGCGGTAACTCGGTCAAGGCCCCCTGGGCTGACGTGGTCGAGGAAGTTGAGTTCGATTGGAGGCAGGTGCCGTGAGTGGTCTACGGCGCGGCGGCGCGCCTAATCGTAGGATGCGCCGCTTCGCCGCCAAGTCCCCCCGGAGGACGGGGCCCGACCAGGAGGTTAGGGAGTTGGTATTCCGGCGGGACAGGTGGCGGTGCATCATCTGCGGACGGGAAGTGGGTGCGATGCCTGCGAGCATCCATCACCGGAAGCCCCGGGGCATGGGTGGGACGAAGGACCCGGCGGTGAACAAGCCGTCGAACCTGATCGTCCTGTGCGGGACCGGAACGACTGGCTGCCACGGCAAGGTCGAGGGGGATCGGGCCCACGCCAGGAAGGAGGGGTGGCTTATCTCTCAATGGGCGAATCCGGCCGAGGTTCCCATCCGATACGCCGACGGCAACATGTACTATCTGACAGACGAGGGAGACAAGGAGGAGACCCCACCGTGCTCGTGAGAATCAGCGTCACATCCGACATCGTCGGAGACTTGGACATCGCCAAGCACGTCAACTCACCCACCATCACGGGCGGACGGTCGGACGTCGTAGCCTGCGTAGAGATCGAGAAGGGACTCCTTGCGCAGACCCTCATCGACATCTCACACCAGATCGTCAGCAATGACTGGGCCTGTTGAGTGGTGTGAGCACCTCACGACGCACGAGCACGGGTCGTGGCGCGCGTATGAGGTGTGTGGGTGCAGGTGCGAGAAGTGCAAGCGGGCCCGCCGCCTGTACCGGAAGGCCGTCGCCGTGCGGAGTAGGACGTCCTCATCGAGGATGCCCCGGGGCCCCGTGATCAGGAGGGTCCGACTCCTTGCGACTGGCATGTCATTGCAGGACATCGCCGACCGGTCCGGCCTCCCCTATGAGACGGTGAGGAAGCTCCGGTACGGCAGTGGTCATTCCATGGTCCAGTATCGGACGTGGACTGCGATCGAGAAGGTTCCCGTGCCGGCGTTCTGCACGCCGCACCCGATCAAGCGGAACTTGCATGACGCGACCGGGACGAGGAGGAGGCTTCAAGGCCTGGCCGCAATAGGTTGGAGCCTTGAAGATGTTTCCAAGGCTTCCGGTCTTACCGCGTCCGGGCTGAGTAAGATCCGGTACGGGGCCCATGACGGCGTGGCGGCGACCACGGCCCTGGCTGTCCGCAAGGCCACCAAGGAGTTGGCGAAGCGCACGCCGCCCACGGGGAAGAACGCTGAGATCGTCCGGTCCCACGCCATGGCCAACAAGTGGCCCTCACTGTGGGCATGGGACGACGACATTGACGACCCGGAAGCCAGGCCGAAAGGGGCGAAACGGAAACGATGAGACCAAGAACGAGGCCGCGCAAGTGCAAGCAGTGCGGGCGGATGATGAGGGTCCGGAGTTACGTGGCCGCCTACGAATGGCCCGACCTCCCCCGCTACGGGGCTCACGGCATGTGCGAGACGTGCTACTGGTTCTCGATCAAGCGGGAGAAGCAGGCCGAGAAGGCCCACAGGAGGGCCCTCTGGGCGAAGGAAAGGAGAAGCCATGCCCAGGAGTAGGGTGAGCGCCAAACAGGCCGGGAGCAGGTTCGAGAGAGTCATCGCCGATCACCTCAACGACCGCCTGGGTGGAGGGATCGATCGCAAGGTCAGGACCGGAGCGAAGGACAAGGGTGACATCGGCGGCGTTACCACACCCGCTGGCCGGCCCATCGCCGTCGAGTGCAAGAACGTCACCCGAACCCAACTCGCCGCCTGGATCCACGAGGCTCACACAGAGGCCGATAACCTGGGAGCCGCCGCTGGCATCATCATCCACAAACGTCACGGAAGGTCGGCCCCTGACTGCCAGTGGGTCACCATGACCGTCGCAGACCTCGTCGCAATCCTCGCCGACAAGGAAGGAACCACGCCATGAACACCATCCGTATGCAGACCACCAATGACACGGCCAGGCGGCCGGTCCGCGCCACTGACTCTTCCGCGGGCCTCGACCTCAGCCTCGAGGAAGACGTTGTCGTCCGCCACGGGAGTATCACCGTCGCCAACCTTCCCTACAGGGTCGCCATCCCGCACGGGCACGTCGGCATCCTCGCGCTCCGCAGCAGCCTCGGCGCCCGCGGGATCAGCATCCCCAACGGCATCGGCATCATCGACAGCGACTACCGGGGCGCCCTTAAGCTGACGCTCACGGCCCTCCCCAGCACCGACCCGGTCACTCTCCGCGCTGGCGAACGCGTCGCCCAACTGGTGATTCTTCCCGCCGTGTTCCCCGAGCCGGTCGAAGCGGATGTCAACGCGGACGAGACTCAGCGCGGCGAAGGCGGACTCGGGAGTACCGGGACCGAGAACCTGCCCGCCGGGGACACCGTCAACCATCACCCCCACAACAGACGGCCCCTGGCATGACGTCTTCAACGCCGTCATCTGCCTCGCCGACGAGATCGCAGACAACGCATGACCCACGCCAAATGGCCCGCGAAAACAGGAACGCCCCCGGCGTGCGGACCAACACGCCGGGGGCATTGAGACCCCATGAGACACACGAAGAAAGGAAACCGCCCCACACGGAGGAGTAATGGGGCAAGCCACAGAACACCTGTCTCTCGAGAAGAGACTATAGCACAGGAAGGAGAAGACCCGCATGGCTCTTGAAGCAGTACTGACCGGTAACCTCGGCGGGGACCCCGAGATGCGGTACACGCCGCGAGGAACCGCGGTTCTTGAGATGCGAGTGGCAGCGACACTGTCCAGGAAGAACCGAGACACGGGAAAGTTCGAAGACGACGGCGACCCTTTGTGGGTGTCAGTTGCGTTCTTCGGCGAGGAGCACGAGTGGCTCGCCAACCTCCTGCGGAAGGGAGACCGCATCTCAGTGGCCGGCCCCCTCGTCCGTAGGGTCTGGAGCAAGCAGGACGGCGGCAGCGGGGAGTCCCTCGAGATCCGCTTCCCCCGCCTCCTCGGCTACCAGAGGAAGCAGGACAAGAATGGGGGAGGTGCGCCGAGTGGACGACCCGCAGCGGGAGGATACGAGCCCCCGTTCTGATCACGACGAGAATGACGACGCAGTCCTCGCGCTCGCCACATCCTGCGCCGCGTCGGGGCTCCTGGCCCTGATCTGCGCTGGCGTCGCCACAACCATAGGAATCGCACTGAAGATCGGAGGAATCATATGATCATGACGGTCACAGCCGGGGAGTTGCGGAAGGACGACTACCTCGTCATCAACGGCGGGGCGTGGAGGGTCCTCAACGACAGTGAGCTCCTCGCGGACTTCGACGAGCAGGACCCCCTCGGGTGCTGCAAGGTCACCCTCCTGGAGGCCACATCGAACACGGTGAGAGTCTTCGCGATCAAGCAGACGAAACTGCTTGACATCATCCGGGCCCAGGGGTAACCTGGTCTCATTGCTCCTGGTCGTGGGCCTTCCTACTGGTCAGGTTGTGGTGTGTTGTGCAGTTGAACCCCCGCCGGGATCTAACCTGGCGGGGGTTCAACATTGGGAGGAGGGGCGTCGCTTAGGACCGCTCCTCTATCTTACGCAGACGAACATCAAGGCCAGCACTGTCACTCTCGGCGGACTCCCGGACCGCCTTCACCGACGCCGTCAGCAGGCGGATGTCGTCCCGGAGCCCGTCCACCTGGGCCTCGACCCGACGGTCCCGGTACTCCCTGGCCTCCTCCTCCTTCTGGCGCTGCTCCTCCATCACGTCGAGGCGACGGAAAACCGTCTGGAACTTCGCGTCCAGGTCGTCGCGGAGGTTCACCGAGTGAGTGTTGTTGACCCCGTCGGCCGCCGCCTGGGCGTGCTCCTCGGTCTTGGCGATCTTGGCGCCGAGGCCACGGATGCCCTCCTCCACCCGCTTCCTGTAGGAGTTGACCTGCGAGGCGGCCAGTCCGAGGATGCCGGTGAGGAGGGCGATCGCGGCGGCAAGAATGTCGGGTGATCGCAGGATCATGTCCACCGAGAACCCGTCGTTCATGCCTGCTCCTTTTGTATTACTCCGCGCCCTTAGGGTTGAGGGCCTCTCCGCCCGGGGTCAGGAGGCCGGCCCAGTCGAGGAAGGACTTGCCGTTAACCTTAACGCCCTTGAGGACGGTGAACGCGGTCTGGATGAAGCCGGCGTACGCGGCCGCCTGGGCGACCAGGAGAGCCCACTGCTGAGGGTGATTCGAGGAGAACCAAGCGGCCGCAGCGATGACGATGGCTGCGGCGAGGGCGAGGACGCGGCGTTTCGCCGGAGTCCAGGAGGGCTTGTCGAGGCATGCCTGAACGAGGGGCCATGCGACGGCGACGACAGCGCCGATCGCGGAGGTGGTGGCGACATCGGCCATAACTATCTCCTTGGTTTGATTGGGCTTCCGGTAGGGTCAGGCGATGCCTGCGGCCTGGGCGGCCTTGGCTTCGGCGGTCTGCTTCTCCATGCGGGCGAGGGAGTTGCGGGCCTCCTTCACCTGGTTGTAGAGCTCTCCGTCGAACTTGACCCCTTCTTTGCCTGGGGTCACCGCGTCGGAGATGACCTGAACCTTCGCGGACAGGGCATCAACCTTCTCCGCAACCTTCTCGATCGCGTAAATCACGTGCCCAGCCTGCTTGACCCCGGCCTCACCGTAGGTCAGGTCATTGTGAATCTGCTGAAGAAGAGTCACAGCCTCAGAAGCCATGAGTTCATCGTCCTCTCCCTGGCCCCCTGCGAGCCAGTTCCAGTAGTTGGCGTTGATGTAGAAGGAGTTGAGGTCAACGTTCCCGCCGTAGCCGGAGACGCGGCCAGCGTCGGTGTACTGCCAGCCCATGATCCACCAGCCGTGCCCCGGGTCGTAGGGGCAGGCCACGTTGATGAGGTTGCTGGGAGAATCCCCCGGGTACCCGGCGATCCACAACCAGCACTTGGAGGCGACCGACTCCCACGCGTGGGCTCCGGCGACGGACGCCGACATGTAGATGATCGGGGCGATCCCCGTCCTGGCCTTGACGGCGTCGAGCCACTCCTCAGCCCAGGCCACATTCCAAGTCCCGCTCGGATCCTCCCAGTCGAGGCACAGGACAGCCTTCCCGAGATACGGGCCGACCGCACCCAGGAACGTATCCACCTCCTCGGCCACACTGTTAGCCGAGTTCCAGGAGAAGTGGTACAAACCCAACAACTTCCCCGCCGCGAGGACGGCGTCCGCATGCTGACGGAAGCACGGATCCACATACCCGCTACCCTCGGTGGCCTTGACAAACACGGCCTCCGCACCGGACGCACCCACACTGATGCCATCCTGGTGCATACTGATGTCCATGCCGACCATGGAGCCCCGCCAGTCCGGCTTGGAAGGCGCCTGCGGCTTCGGCTTCTCCACCTCGGACGACTGCTTGCCGCTGGACCCGGGCCCGTCATAGGACAGGCACGTCGTCCACTTCGCCCGACGGGTGAACGGATGATCCAGATAGGCGCGGATCGACGACTCGGATCCAGTGTCGTCATCCTCGGAGCCGTCCGCACCGGCGGACCCGTAGATGTCGCCAGTGGAGTCGATCCACATATCCGCGATATCCGGGTTCCAGGGGTTGAAGGAACCGTCCGCATTGAGGACGGCCATGGCGACGTGACCGTCGGCCATGAGCAGGTCACCCCGGCAGAACCCGCCATCCGGGGTCGTCCCCGTCCAGGCGTCACCCCGGTCGATGAACCCTCTCTCCAGTGCGAGCCCCGGGATCGTCCCCGTCCATGTCGCACCCGACACGGGGAACATCCCCTGGGACCCGTCCCGCACGTACGGCGTGCCGAGCAGAACATGCTTAGCGATGTTGTACGCGCCGGTGACGAGACTGGAGCAGTCCCCCTCGGCGGTCTGGTTCAACCACCCTTGGTCGTCGCACCGGTCGTACCACGACCACCGGTTCGTCTGGGAGTAGCCGACGCCCGGGTTCCGCTTCTCGCAGATGTACCTGGCCTCGCGGGCCGCGTACTCCTGCACGCTCGTCATACTCACCCTCCTAACTGATTTCTATTGTGATCAAAGTGAGCACGATCAGCCACAGGACCAGGAGTATGGTCCTGTGATAGTCGCTCATGCCTGGTTGGGGCGCTCGACGGGGGCCATCACGGTGGGGATGATCCTGCCTCCGCCTTGGGTTGCGTGCATGACGACAGTGTTGTTCGGCCAGATCTCCACCACCGAGTTGTCGCCTTCGACGGCCCCGTCCACACGGTTCGGGATGAGGCGGAGGGTCGGGTAGGAGACGCGGGACGCGACCTTCACGCTCTTCGGGATGTCTACGAGCCGTACCCACCTGCCGACCGCGTCGTTCTTGTCGAGGTTCTGCCACTCGGCCTTGGGCTGGACGATCACGTACCCGTTGAGGACACGCCACTTGAACTTGCCCTTACCGGCGCCCTCGACGATGTCCATCCACCCGGTGTCGTTGACCCTGGATGGTCCTTGTGGGTTGTCGAAGGAGGCGGATTCGCCGACGGTCTGGAGGAGAAGGTCCGCGTTGAATGGGAACTCACGGCCAACCAGTTTCATGACGTCGTACCGGCCGCCCTGCTGGGGGTTGAAGATCCCCTCGAGGTGCCCGGCCGGCGTGCCGTCGTCCTTCGGCGGGTTCGGCTGGGCGTTGTTGGCGCCCGTCCCGTGCTGCGAGTAGGCGTCTACGAAGACCCGGTAGGGGAACCGCCAGTTCGGCGTGGCCCCGGGGCCGCCGGCGACGATGTCCACCGGCTGGAGGATACCGTTCTCGTCGGTCTGCAACGTCATCGACGACGGCTCGATGCCCTTGGCGAGCTCAACGCCGTGCCGGCTGGGGACGAGTCGGACGACGACGGGCGGCATGACGTCCTCGGGGGCTTTGCCGGACTCGTCGTTGTTCCACCACTTCGCGACCTGGCCTCCGATCCTGGCGAACGGCGGCTTCGGGGCCGAGGCCACCTCGGCCTCCCCGGGGAGGAGTTGCCCGGCGGGGAGGGCCTTGGGGTCCGGCTCCAGTTTCTGCTCCTGCTTGTCCTTGTTCTTGTCGGACAGGTTCGGGTCGGTGTCGGTCGGCTTCAGTTCCGCCGGGGATTCCGTCAAAGTTGTTCTCCTCAGAAGGGCCCGGCGGGATTATCGACGGGGGCGCACACGGTCGGGTAGATCCGGTCTCCGGTGGCGGTGGCGTAGCAGGAGACCGTGTTGTTCGGCCAGACCTCGATGACGGACCCGTCTGTCTTGTTGTTGGACAGTGGGAACGGGAAGGCGGTGCGGGACTTGACCTTCACGCTGTCGGGGAGCTTCGCGATGTTGACATTCGTGTTGATCTGCCCGGGGCCTCCGCCGATGAACCACCCGTCGCCGGACTTCCTGCGCACGTACACCATCCCGTACATGACCCTGTACTGGAAGACCCCGGCGCCGGCCAGCCCTGTGGGGATCTCCCGCCACCCGGTGTCCTTCGGCTGGGCCGCTGCGGTCGCCTTCTGGAGGGCGTCCGTGGCCTTCGTCTTGGCGTCGGCGACGTCGGCCTTGGACCCGTACGCTGCGGCGACCTCAGCCTTCGTCGGGTAGTTGGACAGGTCAACGTTCCCACCACCGCCACCGGTGTTGGGGCGGTGGACGCGGGAGGCCAGGAGGCCTCCGTCGTAGGGGGCGCCGGGGAGGACCGTGTTGAGGTCGATCGTCTTCCCCTGCTCGGCACGCAGGTAGCCGGTCTCGATCAGGCCGGGCCCGTAGACGAGGACCTGGTACTGGAACCTGTCCGGGGCGTTCACGCCGGGGCCGGGGGCGACCACGTCCACCGCTGCCCCGTCGAGGGGTACGATATTGCCCTGGTCGTCGGTCGCGAACTGAATATCCGTGGGGGAGACCCCGTCCTTCGCGACGCCCTGCGTGATGATGGGGCGGGCGTATAGTTTCAAGCGGGGGATGCCCCCGGCGGGGGTGACGATCTGCCCGGTGAGACGGCAGTACGGGGCCTGCGGGTCAGCCATCACTCACCACCCTTCGCCTCAGTGTGCTTGCGGAGTTCCTCAACCATGGACTCGGCGATGACAGCCCGCTGGATAGCGGACGCCAACTCGGCGGACAGCCTGGTGATGACGGCCTGGGCGTCGAGCTGAATCTCAGGGGCGCCCTCATTGGTTCCAGCCATTCATGATCCTTTCGTAGTCGTGGTCGGAGATATTGTACTTCCCATCGACGATTTCGAGTTGGTCGAGCTGGCCCGCCCACGGCGATCCGGTGAGGTCCACGTTCGTCGCCGTGCTCCAAAGAGGGTCGGCCGGCACCGCATACGACTCGCCCAGGTGATCTTTCCTGATGTCCATGTTGTAGGTGGCGCGGCTACCCTTGACGAGGACGCTGACGACATCGCCGGGCGTCCCTTCGAGCTCAACGTACCAGGGGGCGGAGGAGATGTCGTACTTGTCTCTGACGAGCCTGGACCGTACGGGGTTCCACGCCGAGGCGATCGCCGCCCAGGGGCCCATGTCGGTGGCCAGGGTCGGCACGTACTCCGGAAGCGTGTACCTTCCCTTCCCGTCCGCGTCGAGGAGGACCTGCGCCCAGTACTCGATACCACACCAGGGGGACTCGGTGCAGACGTGCTCCAGGAGTTTGCCCTCCATGCGCCCGCCCGGCTCGGTGTACCCGGGGAGGGGTGAGCGGAACTTCTTGTTGAACGGACTCAAATGCACGCCCTTGGCGTCCACGTAGACGTAGTGCTGGCTGTCCCAGAACATGCCGATGTTTTCCTGCTGGACGTGAAATCCGTTGTTCCTGTTCCCTGTGGTGAGGTGGGCGTAGGTCGCTTCAATGCCGAGTCTACGCATCCTGTTCACGTATACGCCGAACGTGCCGCCATCGGCGACGGGTCGCCCGTTTATGTGGGTGAACCTCTGGAATACGAGCCGGTCATCGGCCTTGCCGAGCCTCACCTCGAAGAATCTATCGAGAAGGTGTATGTGGGCGTCATTGAACTTGACAGCGAACGTTCTCGAGCTGAGGTTGAGGAACACCTGCCCGTAGTTGAGTCCGGCGTCGGCGTAGAGGCCGTTCGTGGAGAGGGTGAGCCTGGGGGCGTAGGAGCCGTTGACGCGGGGCGCCTGGATCATGATCTCGGGCAGGTACCCGGTCGCCTTCGTCTCACGGATTGCGATGATCCCATCGTTCAGGTAGTTGCGCTGCTTCGAGGACATGAGGACCCCGCAGCCCCACTTGTCCTTGTTGCTGTCGAACTCACTGCCGTTGAACTTGATGTCACCGAAGTACGAGTAGGACCACGTATCCTCGTTGCCGACGTTGCCGCGCAGGTAGACGTCGCCGCTCCGGGGATTCATGCGGAAGGTGACGCGGCCGTCCTGCTTGGCGAGCATCCCGTCGGGGGTCATGGCGAGGAACGTGAACTGGTCCTTGCTGGTCTGGAAGCGGGCACCCGTGATGACTTGCCCGTCGATGGCTCCGGCCCGGATGTTCTCGGCGGTGACGGCGTTGGCGTCGAGCATCCCGGCCTTGATCTTGACGAACTCGGCGTCGTGGGAGTGGACGATCTTCGCCCAGATCTCCTGTGCGACGGCCTTCTTGAAGTTCGCTTCCCCGGACACGACGAGTTGCTCGGTCTTGAGTTCGAGGAACTGTCCGCTGGCGGCGGCGATCTTCCGGGCCGCGAGCTCGTTGATGGTGGCGGCACCAGCGGTGAGCTTGCCGACGTCGAGGTTGCTGACGACGGCGGAGGAGACCTGCACTTTCTCCCAGTCATTGCCGTCCCACTTCCATTCGGCGACGATGACCTTGTCGCCGGGCCGTTGGACGCGGCACGTGTCACCGATCGCGGCCCCTTTGAAGTAGGGCTTCGTGTCCTCTCCGCCGGTGATGTAGTAGATCTCCCCGAACTGTCCGTGCATGCGGGACAACGCGGACTCGATTGTCTTGCCGGTCAGGTCGGAGACGATTTTCTGGTAGTCGTCGGTGACCTCTTCCCAGACTGCTCCCTTGTAGGAGTAGACGATGGTGGAGCCGGGGGCGTCTTTCGTGTTCGATGGGGAGGAGTGTCCGGGTAGGGCGAACCCTGGGACGGTCGCGTACTGGCCGCCCTTTGTGCGTTCGTCCTCTTGTGGGTTCTGTCCGGTGGGGTACGCCATGGGGTTACTTCGCTTTGATGAGTGCGGTCAGGACGACGTAGGGCTGCATGATGTTGTGGGCGATGTTGCCGCCGACGTCCCTGGTGACGAGCCGGCCTTCGGAGCCGTCTGCTTGGCGGGCGAGGAGTTTCCACGCGTCACCTCCGGAGACGTTGGTTCCCCAGATGCCGATGGTTTCCCAGCCTTCCGCGGTGGCGCCAACGAGGTGGCTGTGGGAGGGGATCTCGTCCACTGTGAGGAGGTGGGTTTCCTCGCCGCCCATCTTCCCGGCGGTGTAACTGCCGCCAGCGCCGACGGGGACGCGCTTCTCCATGTTGGGGAGGGCGAAGAAGTCGTTGTCGCCGGGGCCGAACCGTGTGCCGCAGATCTCCGCGAGCTTCGGGTAGAGCTTCTTGGAGACGTTGGAGCCGTCGCAGAACAGCCACACGTCCTGGTCGGGGGAGGGTCCGCCAGTGTAGAAGAAGACGGTGCCGATGGGGATCTTCTCCATCGTCTGGATGAATTTCATGGCGTCCCGGTACTTCTGTTCCAGGTCGGTGATGCGTGCGGCGGTGGCGGCGAGGGTCTGCTCGACTGCTTTCTGGGCGTCGATGACGGCCTGCTGGGCGGCTTTGGTTGCGGCTTCGGCGGCTTTGGTTGCGGCGTCGGAGTTGGCGTCCGCCTGGATGATACCGTTCTCGATGTGGTTGAGGTCGGCCGCCATGAGGCGGGTCTCCTGGGGCCCGTACCCGTCACGCCAGACCTTCTTGGGCTGGTAGCCTGCCATCCGTCACCCTCCTGCTTTCTTCCTGAGTACGAATATTCTACCGTCTGGTGCGACCCACATGCTGGAGCCCTCCTTGCCGTCGTCCGGCGGGACGGGGCCGCTGGTGACGAGGCTGGTTGCGACGGTGGCCATGGCCCCGGTGAGTTGCTTGACTTGTTTGAGGGCCTCTTCGCGGGCTTTCTGGATGAGGACCTCGGACTTGGCCAAGTGCTCTTTGATCTGCTTGTCGATGGCGTCCGTGTCGATGAGGGACTCGAGCTTGATGGTCGCCGGCTTACCCCAGTCGGACTTGTTGCCGGACCGGTCAACGGTGCGCAGGCACACCTCCCACTCCCGGATCTCGAGTCCCGCGATCGCGGTACGCACGAGGGGAGTGGGGAGGGACTGGAGCGGGGACGGGGGCCGTCCGGGCTGCTGGACGGAGATCTCCAGGGCCGCATAGTCCAGGGGCATGGACTCCCCGCGGCTGCCCTTCTCGTCCCACATGACGTTCAGGATGCCGAGGTTCTGCGATAGGGTCGGCGCGGACGGCGTCGGCGGCGGCGTCAGATCCGACGCGATGTCCAGGAAGAAGAAGTCCGAGTAGTCCCCGGGGACCCCCTCGCTGGAGATAGCGCGGACGGCGAAGGAGTAGCGGGTGCCGCATTGGATGCCGTAGATGTCACCGGCGTTCGACTTGGTGCGGGCGATCCCCCACGTGGAGGTGTCCGCCCCCTTCCCGTAGAGGATCTCGTAGGCGGTGATGTTGATGGCGGCGCCGTGCGTATCGAGAGAGACGGGCGCCCAGGTGAGGGAGGCGATGCCGGTCGGGTACCCGGCGTCGTTGAGGACGGCCGTCGAGTTACCTGCGAGCTGGCCGACCTGGGCGGGCTTCCGCTGCCGCCGGTTGTCGGAGGGTCGGACCGTGCTCCCGGCCTGGGCGGCGCCGCCGACGACGCCCTTCTGCCTGCGTTGGAGGCGGGCAATCGTCGAGTCGATGATCGTCCCGAACGTCGTGTGACCCTCGATCGTCCCGTCGGACTTGCGGGTGACGGAGATCTGGGTGACCTGGAGTTTCTCCATGCCACTGGCGCGTTCGACGCTGAGCCAGTCCCCGGGGACGTAGTCCCTCCAGGGGAGGAGCCTGGAGGTGTACACGCTCCAGGAGCGGGTGATCTGCTCCGACGGTGTGGTCCCGGCTTTGAGGGTCGGCTGGGACAGGAGGCGTGCGGTGCCCTCCAGGGAGATGCCGCCGGCCTCGACGACCTTCTCGATACGACGCAGGTCTTTGGGGGCCTGGTCGTTGTGGAATCTCCACGTGTTGCCCTGCTCGCCCTTGACGAGGACGTCGGTGACCATGTCGGTCCACGCGAACTTCTCGGGGGCGGCAGTGGTGTCCCGGTGCAGGAACCACCTGCTGCGCTTGGACTGGTCCCTGGAGAGGACTCCCTCGGCGTTGTAGACGCGCATGATGCGGCCGTCCCACATGACGTCGATGATGCCGAGGTTGATGAGGGTCTCGACGACCTGGTTCAGGTTGATGAACTTGTCGAAGGCGAGGGTGACGACGTTGAGCCAGGGCATGCCTGCGGCGTCCACGTCGGGAGTGCAGTCGAGGGTGAGGCCTTCGCCCCAGCCCCGGTTGACGGCGGCGTCCCAGAGGGTACGCAGGATCACGCCGGGGTTGACGGCGGTGAACTGGTACTTGCCGTCCTTGTCCGCGGCGTTGGCGGGGACGTCCCAGACGAGGGCCTCCTTGAGGCGGCTGGAGACGTGCACGAGGGTCAGTGACTGCCCCTTGGTGCCGTCGTTCTTGAGGTCCGTCTGGGACTGGAGGGACATGACGCGGGCGCCGGGTATCTCCACCCAGGTCTCCCCGGTGAAGGACATCTCGATCCCGATCTCGACTTCCTTCGCGAGGAGGGAGGATTGGGGGGCGAGGTCTCCGATGGGGTAGGACATGGAGACGGTGGGCGTCTTGTTCTTGGGGACGGTGACGGAGATGTCGGTGACGTCGGGGAGGACGGTGAGGCGTTCGCCGCCGATCTTGTAGGCGACGGCGCGTAGGCCGACGCGGTCTCCGTCGGGGGCCTCTCCGATGGTGGGGAGGTCGTCGGGCCAGTCGATGTTGGGGATGATCGGCAGCGGGTACAGGGGTTCGGGGCCCGGCGCGTTGGGTACGACGGGCGGGGCGGGTTTCTCTTCGCCGCGGTAGGAGAAGAGACGGACCTCGTTGATGATGAGGGGGGCGGAGACGGAGGGGGATCGGTTGAGGATTGCGACCCAGACCCGGTTCTGCCCCTTCTTGTAGGAAACCTCAAATGGGACTTCGATCATCACCTCCTTCTTCCCCGCGCCAACGGGGGCGAGCTGCGTCCTCTTCGGCCAGTGCAGGCCAGTGCGCTGCAACCCCACGGCCGGGGGCCCCTGCCTCCAGCCGAGACTGACCCAGGCGGGGACGTCACCCAGGTTCGTGATCATCAGGGTCGCCCGGTAGTTCCCCTCGGGGATGTCGTAGGGGCCGACCGTGACGAGCATGTCGTTGTTGTCGCCAGCGACACCGCGGTAGCGGAGGCCCGACTCGACGAGCCTCCACCCTTTGCCGAACTGGACGGCCCTGCGCCACTCCTTCTTGATCAGCTCAGGCATGTCAGAAACTCCTCGACGCCCTTAGCCCGACGTAGCCGCCAGACCGTTTGACGGCGTACGCGCCGGCCGGGTCGGGCCAGATGGCGAAGCCCCGGGGAGAGAGGTCGAGCCCCTTGGAGGCGTCGTCACCAGGCTCGTCCCACCCGCCGGGGGCGACGAACCTGGCCGTCACGGAGGCGCAGTCGATGCGGACGTTCTTGTTCTCCGGGACGGTGCCGGACCAGGAGATCCACGACCCGGACACGACGTCGGTGACTTTCAGGACCGTGCCCGTGTAGGCGGTCGCGAGGAGGACGGCGTCGGTGATGGGCCTGCTTCCCCCGTCGATCGGGGTGAGCAGGTCGGAGTCCATCGTCTTGACGGCGGTGTCCTTCCAGATCCCGGAGAGGGACTCGAAGATGACGGCGGTCTCGTAGATGAGGCCCCCGTAGTGGAAGGAGGGGTCGCTGATGCCGGAGACACGGACCTTGGTGGTGCGCTCGGTCATGCCCGCCGGCTTGTAGCCGAGTGTCATGAGCGTGGGCGAGTGGAGGATCGTCATGAGAGCCTGCCAGTTGTCCTCCAAGGCCGCTCTCCCGCCCCCCAGGGCCCCGTCCCGGGCGTCCGTGACCATGAGTGAGACCGTCACCTTGAAGGTCCCCCAGGAGGCCGTGGAAGCAGGCAGGACGCCGTCCCTCAGCGGCACCTCCACGGACGCGTTCCTGGGTGCGGCGACGCCGGGGATGTGAGTCCCCTTCATGACGAACCAGCGGCCCTTGGCGTCCTCAAGATCAACGCCGTTGAGCGTGTACTCGGATGCCACGCTTCCCCCTCATTCTCAGATGGCGCCGGCCAGCCGGATCCCCTCGGCCACCTCGTCACGCTCCTCGGACTCCTCCTTGGCCACAGGATAGTGGTTGACGATGTTCACCTGCTTCCACTCGGGCGCATCGAACTCGGGGCTATTGAGCCAGGCGTCGTTCAGGGAGGCGGCCTCGGCGCGCATCGTCTGACGCAGCTTCGAGAAGTCCGGAGCCACGGACAGGTCGTCCGTCAACCCGTTCAGACTCTTCCGCACGTCACCGAAGGCCGACTCGAGGCCGTCGATGAACCCTCGGATGACGAGGACACCGGAGTGGAACAGGATCTTGCGGTCAACGGGGGCCGGGCCCTTCCAGTCGGGGAGGTACTGGGTGAGTCCTCCGAGGACGTTCGCCACGTTCGAGAACATGGCGGTGATACCGTTGATGAACCCCTGAATCAGGTTGACGCCCGCCTGGTAGAGTACGTGGCCGACGTTCGCGAAGACATGCACCGCGGCATCGAAGACACGTTGGGCCGCCTGCCCCACCCATCCGACAGCCCCGTGGAAGGCGTCGGCGATCTGACGGCAACCCTCAGTGGCGAAGTTCCGGAGTGGTTCGGGAAGCGCCTGCCATACGCGTGTGACGGCGTCAACGATCGCCTGCCAGGCGCCGGCGATAAGACCCACCGCACCGTGGAAGATGCCGTTTATGTTATCCACGATGCCGTGGCCGATCTGGGCCAGGGCACTTCCCATCTGCTCGAAGCCACGGCCGACATCCCGGGCGATCTCGCCGACGACCTGGATGAGATGAACGTGGGCGTCGAGGAAGTGGCGGCCCATGTCTGCGAGGCCGCGCTGAACCGGCTCCGGGAGAAGGCGGATGAACCCGTTGAAGATGCCCGCCGCGGTACTGCGGAACGTCTGGGCCAGGCCGCAGAAGCCGTCCCACGCCAACTGGGCGTTCTGGGTGATCTCCTCCCAGATGTTCGAGAAGAGCTCCTTGACGCCCTGCCAGGCCATGCCCCAGTCGCCGGTCATGAGACCGGTGAGAATCTTGAAGACCGATCCCAGGTTCGTTAGCCCGAAGGACAGGATGTTCCCCATGATGCCCCAGAAGGCGTTCCACGCATCGCTGAGGCCGGACCAGATTCCGTTCCAGTACGCCGCGAACCCGTCCCAGAACTGCATGATCCTGTCGAAGACCGGCTTGCCGACCTGCTCCCAGTACATCTGGACGTTCGTCCACAGGTAGTTCCAGGCGGGGAGGAACTCGCCGTTCCACCAGTCGAGGAGCACCTGGAACTGGCTGGCGATCCACTCGCCGATCCCGATCATGGTGTTCCGGAACCCTTCGCTGGTGTTCCACAGGTAGAGGAACCCGGCGGCAAGGGCGGCAAGGGCGACAACGGCAACAGCGACCCATCCGGCCGACCCCCCGAGAACCGCGGCGATCCCCTCAAGGGCTGTGACGATCTCAGAGACAATGCTCATGCCCTTGAAGGCCGCTGCGACACCACCGATGCCGACGACGATCGCCGCAAGAACCGCCGGGTCCATGGCAGCGATCCAATCGATTATCTTGGTGAGCCACGGAGAAACGGTCTCAATGGCCTTCACCAGGGCCGTACCAATGATCTCGACGACCGGCTTGAGAGCGTCGAGGAGTTTCACGAGCGACGGGCCGAGTTCACGAATCGCCGTGGCGAGGACCTCGCCGACGATATGAGCCAGTGTCCCGGCGAAGGACGTGATGGCCCCGAAGATCTCCCCCATCTGAGGGGCCACCGCCTGGAGGGACTTGACCGCACTGAGGATGCCGTTGAAGAAGTCGATGACCCCCTTGGTGGCGCCGTCCGTACTGAAGGCGACGGCCAGGGTGGCGGCGACCCGGCCGATCACCTCTCCGGCGACCTCCATGGCCTGACGGATCGTGTTCGAGATCCGCACCATGAGAGGCCCGAGTCCCTCCAACTGGGCGCGGAAGTTCTCCATACCCTGCAAGGCGCCGGAGAACAGGTTGGTGAGAATCTGCCTACCCTCTAGGGACTTGAGCGCGTTCTCGATGGCCTGGGTCCGCTCAACCGCGTAGTCGAGAGTGAACCCGGCTTCCTCCGCCGCCCTCGCGAACGACTTCATGATACTGACGAGGGACATGATGATGTCCCAGAGTTTCTTGGCGGCGGCGATCGCCCGCTCGATGGAGGCCTCGATAGTGCCGTCGCTGGCACCTTTCTCGGCCCAGTTCGCGAACTTGTCCGCGATCTTGTTGAACCACTCGGCGAGCCTGGGGAGGTACTGGGAGCCGACGGATCCGAGATGGATGATCCCTTCAGTCATTCGGCCGATCCCGGTCGAGGCGACCTCGGCGGCGAGGCGGGTGTTCTCGATCGACTTGGCGACGGCGTCCAGGACGGACTGCTTGTTGACGGTCGCGGCGATGGCCTCGACCCACCCGCCCTGGGCGCGAGCCACCCCGGCCAGGCCATCCTGGAGGACAGGGAGGAGGTTGTTCGCTATCTCCCGCATGGGCGCCTCGGCCCGCTCCCAGAAGGCGCCGGAGACAGACTTCTGGAGGTCCTTGAACCCATCGACAACGTCGGGCAGGCGGTCCTGGAAGTCCTTCAAGGACATGACAAGGGTGGCGACACCGGTGGCGGCGGCGATCGCAGCCCCGGGGACGGCGTACAGGGCCGGCGCCATGCGGACCAGGGCGGTGGCGACTGCGGTGACATGTCCGACCGCGCTACCAGCTGCGGACCCTATGGTGAGGAGCCCAGATGCGACGATCCCGGCTTTCAGGGACGTCTCGTCGAGGTGGGCGATGAGGTTCTTGAGGTCCCTGGTGTAGTTCGACAGGGCCCGCCCACCGGACAACGCCCCCAGCGTACTGAGCGCCACAGCAGCGGCGCGACTATCGACGACCGGTTTGAGGTTGACGATCCTGTCCCTGGTCAGGACCGCCATTCCCGCCGTGGCCTTGCCCTTGTCGAGATCCACGTTGACGGTGACGTCCGCGTCGAGCTTCTTGATCTCGTGCTTGAGCCGCCGCTTGGACGCCTCACTGAGGTGGGCGTGCGCCTCGATGTCGTCCATGGCGTGCTGGAGCTGAGCCTTGAGGGCCCGAACTCTGCCGGCGTCCATCTCCGGGTGGAGCTTGATGTCCCTGCCGATGTCGGCGATGCGCTCACGGATCCTGGCCTCGTCGCCGGCGCGGAGTGTGGCGCCGATCCGCAGGTCGGTCTTCAGGTTGTTGATCCGGTTGCGGATCTCGGCCAGGTCGTGGGCGGAGATGTTCGGCTTGAGGTCGATGTCCCGCTCCAGGCGGGCGATCTCCTGGAGGGCCTTCTGCCTGGAGGCTTCGTCGATGTCGATGGACGCCCGGATGTGGGCGCGCATCTCGTCGAGCTTGCGGCCGATGTCGGCGATAGCGTGGTCGTCGATACGGACGTTCCCACGAATAGTGACCGACCGGTCGTTAAGGGCGGCCTGGGCCCGATGGAGGGCCCCCTGGTCAACATCCACGTGGGCGTGGATCGTCGGCCGCATGCGCTCAACGCGCTCCCGGGCCGCGGCGAGTGAGCTCTTGTCCACCTCGACCTCGGCCCGGAACTCGACCGCGATGTCCTTGGTCTCCGCGGCGACGCGACGGAGCTTCCTCTCCAGTTCCTGCTTGAACCCGTCAAGGTCGGGAATGACCTTGACGCCGAGTTTCCCGAGGACGCCTCCCGCCACGTTCGCCCCTTCCTCAGCCGATCATAGCCGCGTAGGCGGCCATTCCCTTTGCATCATCTGCTCGGATTATACGTTTGGTTCCACTTTCGGCCGGGCGCGGGAACATCTCCTCGTTCTTGAGGGTGGCGCGCCTCTGACTGGCAGCCTTGGTGAGGAGCGTGACCTTGTCGATGAGGGCGGCGAGGTGAAGTTCGGTGATGGAGTAGCCGAACCATTTCTCGTCTCCGAGTGCTTTGGCCCTGGTCAGTGACCGAGGTTCCCATGGAAGCCGCCGGATGAGGGATTCGATGACCTCGGTGCGGAGGCCGCTCCCCCACGTGAATCCGTAGAGCGCGTAGAGGTCCGCCTCCGCATCCGGGTTGTCATCGAGGTATTCCCTCAGTCGTCGGCGGCGAAGAATTCCCCCAGGTAGGCTGTCCCGAGCTCGACCGTGTGCATGACGCCACGGGCCTGGGAGAGGGTGCGCCACCCGTCGAGGTCGGTGACGTACTTCTCTTCGAGGAGACGCAGGAGACCGGCGAGACCGGAGAGGTTCTCCGCGGAGAGCGCGCCGAGGCTCTTCTGCTCACCGTCGTCATCGCTGAGGAACGAGGAAGCGGCGACCGTAATCTCCATGACCTCCGAGGGCAGGAGTGTCGCGGGGTCGCGGAGGAACTCGTGGCCCTCGATCTCGGAGAACTTCCGGGCCTCGGGCTTCTCCTCGACGCTGGCGACGTCGGCCTTCTTGGTTTCCATGTGTGCCTGTCCGTGGGGTAGTTCGAGTGGGTGGGTTCCCTCCCCCCGTGGTCACCCCACTCGTATGCCCAAGGGGGGAGGGAGACTAGGCGGCCGTCACTGGGTGACGGTGAACTCCTTCATGGCGGAGGAGCCCTTGCCGTTGATGACCGCGATGCCCTGGTTGCCAGCGTTGGGCGGGACCGTCGCCGTGATCTTCGTGGCAGAGACGACCGTGAACTGGGCGACCTTCCAGCCGACAGAGACCGTGTGGGTGCCCAGGAAGTTGGTGCCCTCGATGGTGATCAGGGTGCCAGCCTTACCGGTGTTCGGGGTGACCGTCGTGATCGTCGGGACGCCCGCGGACTTGCCGGTGGGCTTGCGGGGCTCGAAGAACGTGTACTTCTTCTTCCCGGACAGGGGCGTCAGGAGGGTGGCGGAGAGCTTGACCTCGGTGAACTCCTCGTCGGAGAAGGCGGGGAGCGTGCCGCCGACGGAGCAGCGGCGGTAGAGGTGGGCGGAGACCGCGCCGTCGGACTCGACGATGATCAGGAAGGACTTCTCCTGAGTGCCGTCAAGCTCGATGTCCCACGCCTTGGCGGCCTGGTCGTAGGTGGAGCCAGGGAACGCGACCTTGAACGTGTCCTCGGACAGGTTGACCGAGTTGATCGTGAGAGTGTTCTTGATGGCCTCACGAGTGGACTTGACGGCCCGGCGGTCCCACGTGTCCTTGGTGGTCGTGTCACCGCCGTCGGTGTCGTTCTCGATCATGTTCTTCTTGGACGTGTCGCCGAGCCACGTCCAACCCTGGGCCTCCAGGGTCGTGCCGTCGCCGAACGTGTAGTCCCCGAGGTCCGGGGGATTGGTGTCCGGGTTGGCGTAGTAGACGTGCCCGGTACCGGCGATCTCCAGTGCGACGCCAGCGGTGTTAGCCATCTGTGCTCCTTCGAACTGCGATGATCTCAGCGATCATATTGAACTCATTGATGTCTGCCGTGGTCTGAGCGTCGTAGATGAGGACTGGCGGCTGGGTGATGTCCAGGGCTGCTAGTCCGCCTTCCGTTGTTCGTTCTCCGGCTCTCCTAAAGTCTAGAAGACCCTGCATGAACTCGACGGCGGCGTCTTCGCAGTCGTCCGCTTGGATGTCTTCGAAGACCCACCGGACGCGGATTCTCGTGGCGGCGGCCGTGGGGCCGTCAACGAGTTCCGTTCCGATTGGTTGGACGGAGACGAACGGGTACCGTTGGTAGTCGTCAACGTCTCCGCGCAGGTCAACGGTGAGGTTCGCCGCGCGGCCTTTGGCGTACTTCTTGATGACGTCTCGGGTGAGGGCGATGACGAAGGAGGCGGGGCGTACGATCGAGTACTCCATCAGTACCCCCCGTGCCTTGCGACGACCTTGCGGAACACGCCGATGCCTTTGACCCACTTGCGGCCTGACGAGCCTCGGGGCCCTACGAAGTGGCCGAACTCCGTGTGCCACGAGTAGTTGACGCCGGTGGTCTCGATGTGGTAGTCCACCTTCTCCTGGTGGAGGTGGATGGAGCTTTCGAGGAGGCCGGAGTCGATGTGCTTGGCGGCTTCGGCTTTGATCTCGGCGAAGATCTTGGTGGCGTACGCCCGGAACTGGGGTTTCCGGGAGGCGACTTCAGCGATGGTCTCGCGTTGCTCTCGGCCGACTCGGATCTGTTTGATGTCGGCCCCGTCCCGGTGCACGAGTTTCGCCATTACTTGGCCTCCGAGTAGAGGCGGTCGCAGCGGACTTTGAAGTGGGCGGTCATAGGGGAGGCGCCGAACTTGTTGGCGGATCCCGCCTGCTGGAACTCCCACCCTTCCATTCCTGGAGGGCCGACCATGATGGTGATGTAGGAGTGGTCTGATCCGGGCCACCGCTCCGGGGGGCAGCCGATGACGTTGACGGTGCTCTCGTCGTCGAGGGCTTTCAGGCCGGTGCGGGTCTCGGCCGCCTTGAGGGCGTTGCCGGCGGCGGGCTGGACGAGGACGCGGTCTAGGATGTATTCTTTGTCCTTGATGTACCTGCGTCCGGTGCGGCCGTCCTCGACTCGGACGGTGGTGACCTTGACGGTGTGGGGACCGTTCTCCAGGAACCTGCCTTTGGGGCGGCGGACTCGTTTCACCATAGGATGTCGTCCTCGTCGAGGATCTCGGTCCCGAGCACCTCATAGTCTTTGTCGATCAGGGCCCTGTTGGTGCGCGTCTTAAGGTAGCCGTCACCGGTGAAGTTCAGGGTCCCGTACGGGCCTTCGACCCCACCGAGGATCAACCACTCGGCATCCGTGATCTCCAGCAGCCCGGACGCGACGGCCGAGTTCACCGAGTACGTGTACGTACCCTCGGTCTCGTACTTGTACAGACCCCCGCCCGGGGCCCGCAGGAGCCGGGCCACCGCCTCGGACTCGACGCGGACCAGGATGATCCGGTAATGCTCGTCCTGCGTAGCCCTGGCGATAACGTCGGGGACCCGGGTGACGATGAGCGCCTCGACGTAGTCGAGGGCCGCCTGCACGTACTTGGCCTCGTCCTCCTCCAGGTCGCGCAGGAGGGCAGCGGCAACGTCAGCGGGTGTCGCCTGTGTCATCACTGCCCTCCTGTTCGACGGTTGCTCCCTTGTGGGGAGTCGATCACTTGGAGTTGTACTTCACGAACGCCTTGGTGTCGCGAACAACCCAGCCGAACTGGGCCTCCGCGAGGATCGCACCGAGGTTGCGGTCGAACAGGTCGATGCCACCGGCCCGCTCGCTGGCGCGACGGTAGGTGATCTGGTTGACGTAACCCAGGCGGATGTTGTCCTTGAAGTCGCCGCCGAAGCCGAGGAGCTTCTCGACACCGGTCTTGGCCTTCTCGTAGCCGGAGACGGAGCGGTGCCAGGCGGCGGGCAGGCCGAGGACCGTAGTGAACTGGTCGGCCAGGTTCGTGGAGGCCTGGTACAGGGGGCGACCCTGGCCGTCCAGGGCGTTGACCAGCGAGGACCGGAACTTCGGGGCGAACAGGAAGTGGTTGAAGTCGAACTCGTGCTCGTCCACGACGTCGAGAACGACGGCGTCGTAACCGGCGGTCAGCTGCTTGCCGATGTACCCGGCCTTCTCCTGGGCCAGGTCGATCTCGATGGCCTTCGTGGTGTCGCGCAGCGCCTCCTTGCCGGTGATCTTGGTGCCGGTGTTGGCGTCAACGCCGTGGATGACGGCCATGTCAACGGACCGGGCGATCGCCTCGGCGAGGAAGTTCTGGATGCGGGAGTACTCGCCGAGCGGGTCCGCCTGGGCGGTCTCCATCGAGTACAGGATCATGGTCGCGACTTTGATCGGGGTCACGGTCTTGACCTTGGTGGCCATCGTGGTGACGGGCTTGGTCTCGCCCTCGGCGACGACACCGGCGGTCGCCTGACCGACCGGGATCGGGATCGCGTCACCATTCAGGGACAGCGGGACAGCGCCCGCGAGCGTCTGGATGATGGATCCCTTCTTCGCGGTGTCCCAGATGTTCTGGACTACCGTCTTGGGGAACGCATCGGAGTTGCCGACGTTGGTGTCGAGAATCTTCCTGATGGTCTCGATCTTGGCCTCGTTGTCAGCCATTCTCGCCTCTTCCTAGTCGTGGAAAACGAATCAGACGCCCAACAGGGCCCTGGCGAATTCCATTGTCTCAGTTTCCTCGATGTCAGGTGATGCATCGACGGCCGGGTCCCGGGGGACAGCGGCGGTCTCGTCACTGGATTCCCGGAGGGCGTTGAGGAGCTCGACCTTTGCCTGCCACGAGTCCTGGTCGTCTCCGAGCAGGGGAGCGTACTTGGCGGCGAGACCCGCGTCTGTCACCGCCTTGGCACGAGCCTCGTCGAGAGCTCGGGAAGCGAGAGCCTTCTCGGCCTCTTCGAGACGGGCTTTGAGGGCGGCGTACTCCTCGGCGGTCGGAGCCTTCTCGGGCTCGGCGTTCTCGGCCGGAGCCTTCTCGGCGACCTCCTCAGGGGAGGACTCCTCGGCAGGCTTCTCCTCGGGCTCGGCGTTCTCGGCCGGAGCCTTCTCGGCGACCTCCTCAGGGGCCGCGTCGGCCTCGACGTCAGTGGCCTTCTCCTCGACCTGCTCCGTCTCCTCAACGGACTCGGCCGGGTCGGTGTTGTGAGTTGTGGGGCGACTCATCGTTTCCTTCTCCGATACATCTCGCGGTTCATGGCGTTCACGGCCTCGCGGCCATGCAACCGCCCCTTACGGACGACCTCATCATAAGTTCTCGCCGCCTCTTCCTGCGCCGCCTTGCCCTCCCATTCGCGGGACGTGAAGACCGGGACGACGGTGCAGTGGCAGTGGTCGTGGAACGCGTCGGCCCGAAGGCCGGCCGTCTGGGAGGACGAGTAGACGGGGCCGCGGGAGGCGAGCATGACGCAGAATCCGCATGGCCCGTTCTCGGACGGGTGCACCACCCGGGCCCATGCGAACGGGCGGGCGATGACCTTCCCATCGAGGGAGCGCCTCGATGACGGGGCGCCCTCGCGTGTTTCACGTGGAACCTTGATGCCCGCCTCGTCAAGCTCGTCGAGCGCCTCGCCGACGCGCTCCGCGATCTCCCCCAGGGCCTCGGCGAGAGACCGCCGGGGACGACGCTTCTCCGACTCGGCGACCTCGCGGACGATCTCCTTCTTCTCCTTCTCGGGGAACCCGTCCAGGTTCTCCTCGAGGTGCTCTAGACCCTCGACGAGAGGAACACTCGACGGGGCCTTCGAGACCGCGTCGGCGACCGTCCTCCTGGCCGCAGCCTCCACGTGCCCCTCCAGGCGCCCCAGGACGGTCTCCTCCCACCTCTCCGGAGTGCCCCCGGTAGGGATGCCCCGGAGGGCGTACTCGACCGCTCTCTCACCGTATGGGGGCACCTCGGGGATCCACGACTCATCAGCCCCGTACCGCCTCGCCTGATCCCTCAGGAACAAGGCGGCCGCGGCCCACGCCTTCCGACGGGCCGCGGCGACCTCCGGGTACAGGGCCCTTGCCTGCCCCCTCGGGTCCCCCTTGCTGCGCCCGTCAGAAAGCCCCCTTACCGTCGGCGAAATGCTTCGCCTGAACGACGCCCTGATGCTGTTGAGCATCAGCCGGAAGATCCTCTCCAGCACCCGGCTCACCCTCCTCCCGCTCGCCGAGACTCATCCCGGTCATGTCGTGGATGTCCCGGGACAACTGGGCCTCACGCTCCATCTGGGCCGGCGTGAGCCTCATGTACTCGCGGGCCGTCTCCTCATGGATGACGCCCTGGGCCTGGGCCTGGAGTGCGGCCTGCATCTGGGCGGACACGGACGGGGCGGCGGCGTCGCGCCACGTGACCTCGAGGTCCTGGAGCCCTTCCAGGGAGCCCCCGTTCATGGCGACGATCAGCCGGCCGACCTCCTCCAGGGCGTCGGAGAACTGACGCTGCTTGTTCTCAGCCCTCGCGATCAGACGGTCCTTGGCCACGCGGAGAGCCTCAGCGGACGTCGGGTTGTTGTCCGAGGCGACACCCATCATCGACGGCGGGATACCCGTCATCGCCGAGATCTGTAGTGCGTAGGACCGGTAGGAGGAGATAAACGGATCCAAGGGGGCCCCGGACACCTGGGTCACGGAAGCCCCTTCAGGGAGGGCCAGGAGCGTCCCCATGTAGGCCTGCATGCGATCCGCGTACTTCTTGACGACCTCGCCCGCACCGTCACCGACCAGGGCCCTCATCGGCAGGGCACTGACCTCCTGGGCGATCTGAAGATTCGTCAGCGTCCTGGAGGCCGCGTCGATGACGGTCCGCAACTCCTTCAGGTCCGACCTGCCGTACCGGTCGGAGATCCGGGCCCGGTTGAACATGGGGACGATACTCATCCCCCACTTGTCCTTCCGGCCCGCGACCTTCGCCCACCCGGACTGGTTCTCCTCGTACATGGTGACGCCGTCGGGCGTGTAGTAGGAGGCGCCCTGCTTCCCGTTCGGGAGCCGGTAGCGTGCGATCCCCTCGATAGGCTTGCCCGAGTAGTCGATGCGGACGCGGCCGTGCTTCGCGTCGATCGCCCGGATGGTCGCGTACTCGTGGTCCTTGTCCGGAGGGGCGACGACCCAGAACACGAGGCCGGCGGCGATAGCCTCAGCCGCAGCCAGGTTGAACTGGGAATCCATGTTGTTGTACTGCCAGGTCTCCCGGATCAGGGCGATGTCATCGTCCCGGCCCTGGTCGGGGAGGATGAACCCGGACGGGATGAGGACCTCGGTGAGCACGTCGATGGCCATCTTCGCGAACGGGGCTTGGATCTCCAGGACGCGCGCCGATGGGGGGAGGCTGATACCGAGGGCGTCGAGGCGCGAGTTCCCCTCGTAGTGCGCCTCGAACCGCTTCGGCCTCAGGGCCCCGGCCTGGAACCGCTCCAGCATCTTCTCGAAACTCATATGAGGATCTCCCACTTCCCGGGCCCCTTGGAGAGCTTCTCCCACTCGGGGGACTTCTTAACCTGTCGGTACAGCATCCTGGCTCCGATCATACAGACAGCGAGGTCGATCTTCCGTTGCGACTTCGGAGATTCCTTCTTCACGGAGATCAGTCCCCGGTACTCGTTCTCACGGCAGTTGGATACGTGTTCCCCGAGGGCGGAGTCGCCGTCATGGGTGAAGGCCTTCTGGTCGATCTCCGTCCTGGCTGTCTCGGCGGCCTCGGCGAACTGGTAGGCGTGGGAGCGCATGTCCCATGCGATCGGCGACGCGGACATGCCGCCCTTCACGGCGTGGCAGATGAGGTCCTTCCCGTAGTCCTCGGGCCAGGCGACGCGGACGAAGGACTCCCACTCGCGGACGTCGGCCCAGAACGCGATGACGTGCCAGCGTTCGAACGCGAGCCGGACCCCGGCATCGACGGCGGCGACATCCACGTTCTTGGAGGAGCGCAGTGGACGCCAGTGGCCGATCTTGAAGATGTGCCCGTCGGACATGCAGCAGCCGACGAGGGCCGTGTGGTCGTTCGATTTCGACCCGTCGAAGAACATGACGATGTCCTCGCCGTCCTCGACCTTGCGTTTCTTGTCGGACAGGAGGACCCAGGCGTCGAGGGGGCACCAGGAGTGCTCGGCGGCGTTGGGGCGGTTGAGGAAGAAGCGGCGGGACCTCGACTCGGGGTACTCGGGGGACCAGATCTGCTCCTCGATGGTCTTCAGGTCCACCCACGGGCAGTCCTCGTAGACGAACGAGAGGCCCTCTCTGAGGCTGATCTCGCCCTTCTTGGGGTCGTTGGTCAGGGACGTGTTCGCGGGCGCTATACGGGCGTCGTAGAGGATCTTCATGTCACCCCTGGTGAGCCCGTCCTCCTGGTCGCACCAGGAGTCGAACGTCGATTCGGCGACCGTCTGCTGGCCCGGAATCCATGCGTTCGACGTCTCGACGACACGGGACCCGAGCGACTTCGACGCGTTCTGCCTCATGGTCGCCATGAGTTCCGGGCCGCCCAGGCCGGGAGTCCAGTGCTCGGTCTCGTCGGCGACCTGGAAGGACACCTCGGCGCCCTCAAGAGTGTGCGCGGAGGAGGTGACCTGCTCGAGGCGCCCCGCCTTCGGCGTATCGATGTAGGTCTTCCCCGGGTCGAGCGAGTACTTCGCTGCCAGTTTCGTCTTCTTGTTGCAGAAGGCCCTCACCATGCGCATCGTGTTCGCCGTCTGCCGCTCCGACGTGGCGACGACATGCACGAGGGGCATGGACACCGGCTTGCCGATCACCCCGCCAAGGGCGTCGTCGTCGAAGTCGTCGAGGCGGACCGGGCCGAGGAGCTCGGCGAGGGCGAGGGCGGCGGCGAACGGGGACTTCCCGGATCCTTTGGCGAGGCGGCGGACGCCGTGCCGGTAGAGGAACCGGCCGTTCTCATCGACCTCGTAGAAGTGCAGGAGGAAGTTGATCTGACCTGGTGTCGGCTGGAAGGCGTTCCCGGCCTTGGGGCCGTTCGGCTGGGTCAGGTTGTCGATCATCCATGCGGCGACCCAGTAGCCGAGAGTCCTCTCGGGCAGGCCGTCGGGGAGTGTGTGGAGGCGCTCCCGTGGGGCGAGGAGCGCCTCGCTCATGCTTCCTTCTGCCTGGCTTCGAGGAACTTCTTCATGGAGGCGACGCCGGCGGACTCGATCTCCTCCTCGCTGTGGCGGTCGAGCTCGATGCGGACTCGACGCCGGTCCCCCTCGGTAAGGAGCAGAGAGGTCATCATGGAGTTGATCGCGGTGAGCATCTGCGCTCCTCGCCGACCGGAGGCCTTGTAGTGCGAGATGTCGTCGCAGAGGGAGTACAGGACGGCCCAGTCGGACGGCTCGTAGTAGACGGCTTCACCGGACTTCTTAGCCCCATCCCAGACCATCTTGGCGATCGGGTGCCAATCTTCGTCGGGCTCGGGAATGAAGTCGAGGTTCCCGGATCTGCCTTGCGTCAGGCCGTTCTTGCGCTTCCTGGCGCGCGTCGTCCTGTGGCCCTCGTCGGAGCGCTTGGGGATTGGGCTCGGCATGGTCTCCTCCTCACAGGTATCCGGGATGCTTCGGTGGCGGCTTGCGTCTGGCTCGCTTCGGCCGGGTCCATCCTCCTCGTTTCCGGGATTCCTTGGACTGGGCTGCGGTGCGGCGCATGTGGCAGGTGCGGCACAGGGAGCGCAGGTTGCCGATCGAGTGGTTCTGCCCCGGGCTTATGTGATCGACCTGGTTGGCCGGTGCTCCGCAGAATACGCATTTGCCGTTGTCTCTTCTGAGGACCCTGGCCCTTATTTTGTTCCAGTCGGCCGGTAATTCGCTTCTGCGCCGGCTCTCATTGTGCCACATTCTAGTCTCACAGAATGCTCTTGTTGATTGTGAGGATGCTGCGCCTCTTGTTGAGGACGAATTCGCGGTCGCGGAGGGAATTCACGGCCCGGTAAATGGTTGCGAGCGAAAGGCCGGTCGTCTTAACGAGTTTGTCGTAGGTGACCGCGTCGTCGTCCTCGATGAATTCCATGAAGGCGAGTGCAATGAGGACGAAGCGGGCGTGCTCGGTGAGGGGCTTGTCCGTCTGGTAGGCGAACCTGACGGCTGCGGCGAGGTCTAGTGCGGCGTTCATGGCCAGGAGACTACACCCTGGTCGGCGGCGAGTCAACCCCGGACGGCGTGTCGGGTCGGGGTCGCGCACGCACGTGTGCACGCGCGCGTAACTCTCTCCGAACGTAGTGAGGAGAGAGTTCTTCTTAGGTTCTTTATCTTCTGTCGGTCATTTTGAATGACCCCCCCCTTCATTTTGAATGACCCCCCCCTTCATTTTGAATGGTGGTTACGGCGCCTCCTTCGCAAACTATGAGACTGGTGTCACATGTTGCCGGGGTGGTTGACGTCCCGCCCCTGGCGCCCTACGATGGACCCGCGCCTGTCGCACAGCACACCAACACTCCACAAGAGAAGGACGGCAAATGCGACAAACCCACCACAGAAAGGAGAAAGCAAAACCACCCACCACCCACGAAGAAACCATTCCACAAAACACGCACAACCCCACAACAGGACCATGAGCATCACCATTCAGCCCACATCAGTCTGGGACATCCGCCCCGGAGACCCGATACGCCACATGCACTCCACCTGGATCGTCACACAAACCCACCACCACGGCGCCGGATTCACTATCGACCTCCAACGCACCGACCGAAAACAAATGCCCAGACTCCTCAGAACACACTGGACAGAAGACCTCACACTCGACCTCGTCACAAGGAAAGACTCATGAGCATCCTCGCCGACACTACACTCCAGGCCCTCATCGACTCCTACGGACTCATCCGCAGCCGCCGCCCCATCAACATCCAACCCGCCAGCATCGAGATGCACCTCGGCACCACCTACATCGACAACGTCGGAACCCTCGACGAAGAGACAGGCGCCATCGCCGAAGACCCTCTCGTCATCCAGCCCGGAGAGTTCCTCCTCGCCACCACCGAGGAGTACGTCCACATCCCCAACTGGCTCGTTGGCCGCCTCGAAGGCAAGTCATCCTGGGCCAGGAAGGGACTCGCCATCCACGTCACCGCCGGCTTCATCGACCCCGGCTTCCAGGGAGAGATCACCCTCGAGCTCGTCAACTTCTCCAAGTCCCCCATCTCACTGATGCCAGGGACACGGATCGCCCAGCTCACCCTCCTCGAACTCGACCGCCCCGCCGCACGTCCCTACGGATCCAACGGACTCGGCTCCCACTACCAGGGGCAGACCGGGGCAACAGCGTCCGCAATCAAAACGACACCAGCTCGCTAGTTGACAGCCGACGTAGCGCGGGAGTAGACTACAGACAACAACAAAGGAGAACACAGCAATGCCCGCACTACTCACCATCCAGCAAGTCGCCACCGAACTCGGCTGCTCCAAACAGTTCGTCTACGCCCTCGTCAAGCGCGACGCCATCAAGCACTACAGGCTCGGCACCGGCCCCCGCGGCACCATCCGCATCAGCCGCACCGACCTCGACGACTACCTCCAACAATCACGCCTCGGCCGATAAACAGCGGGGCGGCCACCCCAACCAGATGACCGCCCCGCACGAACGCCGACCGCCGCGCTACTTACAATCGACGAACCGGAGTATACACAAACCATGTACCTCTCACAACTCACCCCCCTCATCTACCTCCACGCACGCCAAGACCTCAGCAGAGGCGAAGTCAACATCCTCCTCGCCCTCTCCACCCTCGCCGGCGCCCCCATCTTCATCAGCCAGAAGCGCCTCGCCAAGATCGCCCGCACCGGCACCAGCTCCGTCTACAGGCACCTCAACACCCTCAAAGACAAGAACCTCATCATCACCGACACCCACAACGGCACCGACACCCTCGACTACTACATCGACTGGCGAGCCACCCTCGACGAAGACGGACGCATCCGCTACGACAACTCCTTCACCGTCGAAGAGACCGGAGCCAACACGCTCCCCTCCTCCAAGGAGAACAACCGCCGCAAATGGGGCGACGACACCGCAGAACCCCCCAAGACCACCGCTGCCCCCGCCGCCAAGACCACCACTAAGACCACCTCCAAGAACGGCACACGCCTACCCAAAGACTGGGCCCCCAGCCCAGAACTCGCCGACTGGACACGCCGCGAAGCACCAGCCGCCGCCAACCCAACCGAACTCGAAACCTTCCGCGACTACTGGACAGCCCAACCCGGCGCACGCGGCCGCAAACTCGACTGGGACGCCACATGGCGCAACTGGGCCAGACGCACCAACAAAACCAGCCCACGACGCAACCAGGACCAGATGCTCCACGACATGCGAGCACAAGCCATCGCCTGGGACCAAGCACAAGAACACCGCCACGAACTCACCACCGGATACTGGAACGAACCATGATCTCAGCCTCAGTCACCGCAGACATGCTCACATACCTCGTCGCCGCCGGAACCACCACCGCCAAAGACGCACAAGCACCCGTCTGGGCCGACTACCTCAACGCCGAAATCCCCCACCTCCGCTCCACCGAACTCCGCCCCGCCGCCCGACGAGCCATCAAAGACTGGGACACCAACGGACGCGGCTGGCAGATCAACGTCGAAACCATCGCCAAAGCACTCCGCACACTACGAAAGGAACGCCTCGAACAACACAACCGCAACAATACCGACACCCACTTCCCAGACGACCTACGAGACGAACCCGAAACAGCCTGCGCCTGGCTCACCGCCTGGAACACCGGCATCGGATCCGGACTCACCGGCCCCCAAGCCGAACAACACGCCTGGACCACCATCGGCCGCCGACCATCGCCACCACAACTCCCAGCCGACAACGAACACGGCAAAGAGAAAGCCCGACGCATCATCCAGCAACTCGCCAACAAGAAAGCAAAGGATGCGCCATGACCGGACTGCAACTCTACTGACAAGCAATTAACAGTTACCCCACGAACAGGAAACCCGACATGCCCTACTACCAGAAGAAGCCCATCCCCGTTGAGGCCCGTCAGTACACCGGAGATAACTTCCTAGAGCTCCAGGACTGGAGCAACGGCGACGTGGAGCACTCCATGGACGGCGATGGCACTCTCGTCTACTCGCTCGAAGGGCCCATGCGGTTCAACGAAGGCGACTACATCATCAAGGGTGTCCGCGGGGAGTTCTACCCCTGCCAGAAGGACATCTTCGAAGAGACCTACGAGAAAGTGGACTGACATGCTGTACGCAGTAGAACCGACACTCGCGTCCGAACTGGATCGAGGGGCCATTGTTCGCGGAGGCTGCCGGAACTTACGTGTGACCAAAGTGACCACATCCGATCACCGCGTCCACGTCACCGGCTTCCCACACTACGACGACGACATTGACGTCGGCGGAGTGCAGCGTGAGATTAAGAATCGACCAGAGTCTCACTTCTGCCTTAGAACCGACGAACTCATCGACCGCGTCATCTTCTCCGGGGAGCGTGCAGAGTTCGGCCTGGAAGACGAGATCTGACATGCGCTACCTAGTGGAACCGACCCCCGTCACGGAACTCAAGGAAGGCGACATCATTTACTCACCCGACAACATATTCCGCGTGAAGAGAAGTTCACCCGAGTAATCGAGTTCCAGAAATGACCTACCGCCCCGCCGACCTCCGCCCCGGCGACTTCATCTCACTGTCAGGCTGCGACTACGAACTGATATCGATAGACCGGACCGACGACTTCTGCTCCTTGTACATCGAACACATCGACACCCACAGACGTGCACTGATCGTCGCCCATTCTTCCGTACCGATCACCAGAACCGGCTGAAAGGAACCAGCTATGTACACCATCGCAGACCTCAAGGAATACCTTGACAAGTACGACGACAGCTTGCCGATCGTTATCAGGGCCGATACGAAATGCGAACTCTACGACGACGCTGGCCTCCTCGACCTCGAGGAGCGCCTCACCTTCGAACCCGTGTCGCTCATGCTCACTGAAGACGCTGATTGCTGGGGGCACGACGACGGCGGCAGCAACCGCATCCGCATCAAGGCCCTCTCCTGGAAGGAGAACTAACATGGAGCCACGGATGACTGAAGCCGTCAGCCGCATCACCTACGGTCCGCACGAGCCCACCTCGTTCATGCTCTCCGACGATCTCCTCGAAACTTACCTTGGAGACCGGGTCTACGTCCGCGTGGGGGACAAGAGGCATCGCATCCTGGCCCTGAACACCCTCGTGGCCACCGGCGAGGTCGAGATCGAGTGCGAGGAGGTTGACTGACATGAACTCGACACCGGTCATCGACATGTTCTCCGGCACCGGTGAACTCGCCCGGGCCGTCTCCGCTGGCCTTGTCGAGCCCACTCGCCCCGTGTCGTTCTCCGACAACTACGGCCCGCCTCATGCTCCAACGCGGACTCACCGCCGTCAACGACACGAGAGGAACCCTCTGATGGCTTTCACCCTGAAGCGCGTCAAACCCGAAGCGCTCAAAGTCGGAGATATCATCCACGCCGACCCCTGCGATCTTGAGATCACGCACATCCGACCCGATACCACCGCCCGGGGCGAAACCGAGTACGTTCTGAGCGCAACGCACTACTTCTTCGTCTGGCCCGTGGAGAGCACCATACGCGTACGAGCCGACAACTATCTCCAGCTGAAGAAAAGGGGTTAGCATGCTGTCCGCCAAGCAGAGTTGCTACAGCGACCTCCGGACCAGAGACTGGTGCTCCTACGAGAGTGCCATCGCCGACATCGCCAGCAACACACCGCCCGTGACGGCGACCGACTTCTCCTTCGGCAACGAGAGTGTCCCCCTCGATCCCCCCTCCTCACTCAACGAGAAGGGCCCCATCCGATGATCATCGCCATCGAACCCACGCCAGCCGAAGACCTCCATGTCGGCGACCGCATCCGCCAGAACGGCCTCATCCGAGAAATCACCAAAATCGAACGAGGCCGGGGAAAGCTCGACCTCCGCATCACCGCCACCATCGGCGAGAACAGCCACTACGTCAACGTCTTCACCGCCTACGACGACGAAGAATACGACCGAGTCATAGGGATCTACAGTGTTGACACGTACGACAGAATACGATACTCCCTACAAGAGACGCAGGAGAACACACCATGACCCGCTACACCGTCGGAGACCACTTCCGCACCGACGCAGGCACCGCCCGCGTCACCAGCGAACACATGGAACCCAACGGAGACCGCATCCTCCAAGTCACCATCGACACCTACGACCAGACCTTCGACGTCATCGACTGGATGCTCGACAGCCCCGAATTCGAGTACATGGGCCGCGAACGGCCCTCGACGTAACAAAACAGCCAACAGGGCACTACCGGGTGGACCAGCCCCCCAAACCCGAGTATGCTACGTGCTAACAGACCACGAAGGAGAAGGGGCCATGAGATTCCACGTCAACCTCCCAGGACCATTCAGCGTCAGCACACGCATCCCCGGCACCGGACGCCGCCGCTACTACACCACCAAACAGCGGCCCAGCGCCCTCAAAGCCCTCGCCGACATCGGCCGAGCCGAACGCCAACGCAAAGCCGCCGCCCAGCAACAGGCGGCACGAGACGCCCGACTCCAAGCCTGGCACCAGGAATGGCAAGCCCGCGAATGGAAGGACGAACTCCGCCGCCAAGCCGAACACCAGGCCTACCAGCAATGGGCATGGAACCAAGAACAACAGCGCCTCAACCAACAACGAGCCCGCATGGACGCAGCCCGCACCGCACGAGCCACCACTCCCCACCGCCGAGGAAACCATACACACCAAACCATAGGAGGCGTCACATGGAAGACCCCCTCCCCAAAAAACCCTGCCCCGTCTGCGGCACCCTATTCACCCCCCGCAGCCCCAGGCAGACCCTCTGCTCACCCCAATGCTCCGACCTACGGTACAACCGCAAACGTCGCCGCAAGGCCGCAGAACAAGCCCGCCAATGGCGCAAGGAGAACCCCGAGCGCGCCCACGCCACAGCCCGCGCCTACCGTCAATCTCACCGCGCCCAGGAGGCCGCTCGCGTAGCACGATGGAGGAAGAGCCGACAAGGCTACGCCTCCCACAAACTCTCCCAGTACAAGCAGCAAGTCAAGCGACTCAAGACCCCGCCCAAGGACTTCGACAGCCAGGCCCTCATCCTCAAGGCCTACCAGGTCGATGCCCTCGAGCTCTGGAAGAACAGCAGCCAGACCTGCATCGTCTGCGGAGACCTCATCGACGAAGGCATCAACCACCCCGACCCGATGAGCCGCACCATCGAGCACATCATTCCCATCGCCAGGGGAGGAAAGCACGAGGAGTCGAACATCGCGTTCAGTCACCTCGGCTGCAACCTTCGGAAAGGGCGACGTCTGCTTGACGAACTGGATGGTTAGCCCTACAATTACTCTGATGTAGCCCCGAGTTACAGGAAGTGGTCTCCTGTACTTGGGGCTTACTCGCAATCTGAAAGCGTATTACGCGCAGCGGTCACGTGCTGTGGGCGGGGGGGTATTCCCTGGGATAGCGGGGTGAAGGGCAGATGGGGCGACGCCGGCCGTCGTTCGTCTCGCTTGCCTTGGTTGTTTTTCCGCAGCTTTTGTCGTTTTCCGTCGTTTTCGTGCTTTTTCTCGTTTTTTCTCGTTTTTGTTGTTTTTCTTGTTTGTTTGATTGTGTTTGGTTGTGTTTGATTGTGTGTGGTGGTGGGTGGTGGGTGGTGGGTGGTGCCTATAGGTGTCCCCTATGCCCCCTCCCCCCTCC